CCTGCCATTGCAGCTAGCCCTGAACCTGCACCACCTGCAGCTGCTCCTAGCTTAGACATTATACCTGGAGTTGCATTAGTTATTACCCCTTGACCTGCAGCACTTGCTCCTGCGGCTCCTGGTCCAGCAGCTGGCATGGCTAAACTATTCCACCAAGTTTTTACAGGAGCTGCTACTTTATCTGCAAACATTTGACTTCCTTTATCCCAACCAGCATCAGCAGCTTTACCTAAAGCGCTTTCAGCAACATAAGAACCTGCTTGTTGTAAAGCACTTGGTTCAGGTTTAGGTTGTTTAATAAAACTTAAGTCTCTACTATAATCAGGAGCTGATGCTAAAAAACTTTCTTTAGTTACTGCTTCAGGAGAAGCAACATTAACAATTGGTTGTTGTTGTGGCATATTTTGTTTCATATGCATTCTATTCATATACTCTTCAGGACTCATTACTTACCTCCTCCACCAGTTGTAGTTTGGGTTTGTTGTTGTGGTGCAGAACCTAAGTAACCAAAGTATCTTGATGCTGCTGTATGTGGTGCGTCTAATCTTTGTTGCTGATATGCTTGTCTAGCACTACCAACTTCTCCAAGTGCTCTAGCACCTGATTGTATATCTTGCTGTCGCTGTTGTTGATGCTGCATTGACTTATCACCAACTGCGCTAGCCATCATCTTCTGTGCTCTAGCTGAACCACCATAACCACCAAGTGCTGCTTGACCTGCTGCTGAACCTACAACATTTTGTATATCTTTATTCATAGCATTTGTATAATCATAAGCACCAGTTCCAGTAATAGCTTGGTTAGCTAATGTTTGTTGAGTATCAAGAGCTGCTGTTTGACTAGGATCCATTGCTGCTACAATTGCATCTGGTCCACCTTCAACATCTGCTTCATATCTTGCAGTAACATCTGACAGTGCTCTCTCAAGATACGGCTTAAATTCCGGATCTATTCCTCCAGAAACTGTAGTTGTTTGTGGTGATTTTCTTCCTCCACCCATATTTATTCTCCTATGACGCCTCTTATTGACGCACTTATTTGACAATTATATCTACGTTTTAATACCTCTCCATATTTAAACGAATCACTTTCTCCTCGTGCTGAGTCTGCCCTCCAGTGTTTACCACCGTGTTTTTTAGTATGCTCTATCATAGCATCAAATAATCTGTATACTACAAAAGCATTATTTTTATTTTCTAAATTTACAATACAATCTTTAACATCCATTACATATCTATTATCATAATGGTTTACATAAGATGTTGCTGTTAAGAATCCCACTATATTATGTTCAGTGAAATCACCGATAGCTAAATAGTGTGGATTTGTTTTTTGTTGTTCTACTATATCTAAGAAGTATCTCATCCATGATGCTTCATTATAATCAAAACCAAAAAAGTCACCATTATTAATTGTGTATCTTCTCATAAGTTGTATAGCGTCAAATGTATCGTTATCCTCTATTAATCTAATCAATTACTTTGGCTCCTCAGGAAATACGATCGTATCAGGATCTGTAACTCCTTTAGTTATATCTCTAAGTTGTTGTCTATAAGTTTTCCATGCATCTTGTGTGCTTGGGTATGTACTGTCTGATAGTTGAGTATAGTCTGAGTCTTTAAGTAGTTGATCTCTTTTAACTCTTATATCTTTAAACTTTCCTTCATTACTTTTATAATAAGATTTTGTATCTGGATTATAATATAAATGATCTTTACCTTTTACTATATCATATTTAGGTGCATCTTTATATAGCTTCCAATTAGGATCATCATCAGCTATATCTATTCCACCACCTGGAAAAAAAGATTTTACTTGATTTGTACTTTTATGTACCATTACCCAAAATTCCATTATGTATCTCTCCTAACTTCTAATGCAATAACTGAACCTATTCCAGCTGCAGGATCCTGAGCTCCATTATTAGCCCAAGATACATCAAAACTATAATAGCGACCTTTAGTTAAGTTAGTAGTAACAAATGCTGCAGGATATGTACTATCCCCATAACCTGAAGAAGCAGAAGCTGTTCCACTATTATATCCTAGTAGATTAGGTTGAGAACCCTGAGTAGTTCCCCACTTTGATCTAACAGCTATAGCTCCAGATACTTGAGTACCACTAGGAACCCAAGCAGCAGCTGTCATAAATATAACCATATAAGTATTAAACTCAGCTACATTATGAGCTTGAAAAACTGTATTAGCTATAGGAGTAGTACCAGTATTACTCCAAGCACCTATATACCCAGAACCTGCAACAGCATTTAAAATAACTCCTACGTTAAGATTCTTAGCAACAAATGCGCCACTGACTGTTACATTGCCAATAGTTAAAGTACCACCACTAATTCTTGTAGCACTTAAATTTCCTGCAGTTATACTGCCTGCATTTAAATTAGATACTGTTATACCACTACAATCAAGAGTACCTGTTGTAATACTACTAGCATCTAATACACCTCTTGCAGTTACATTATTAAACTCTGCATTACCAGTGTTTCTTACTATCTGCCAACCAGCAGAGCCTGCACTAAAGTTATCTGATTGTAATGTAGAGCCTATAGGTATAAAACCAACTGGAGTTCCCCATGTAAATATTTGATCTTCACTTGTTTCAGATACTTCTACATGAAAACTAACTTGCCAATGTTTATCTGATATAGTTGTACCACCACCCATTGCTGAAGTAATTGGTACATACTGCCATCCACTTGTTAAACCTGTAAATGTTCCTGTATTAAAATCATAGCCTGTTGCTGTTGGTGCTGAAGGAGCACTAGCTTGTGCAGTTGTATAATATAAAGTCCCCTCACCAATTTGGCCACCATATAATAATTTAGGATTACTCCATTTAGCAACAACTGTCTGACCAGCAGATCCTACAATTTGTGCTTTACAAACCCATACATTAACTCCCGCCATTGTAGGTTTTGTTTTAGTCCAATTAGAACTTGAAGTCCATGATCCACCACTTACAACATATGAAACAGTACCAGGATTTGTAGGTCTTCCAGCAACTTCTCTGTACTGTTCTATTTCATAATCAATTTCTTCATCTGAAAATGCTGAAAAAGTTTGACCAGTTACAGGTAAAGTAGGTAATGTATCTGTATAAGTATAATAAGCAACAAACCCATCTCCATCAGCAGGGGGTGTAAAAGATTGAACTGCTCCATCTTGTGTCTTAGAATAAATAGCAACTTTAGGGCTTGATGTTACAACACTTTCATTAATATTATCTATTTCATGCTGCATTCTATTAGTAGCTTCAGTAACTTGTTGTTCCCAAGCTGACGTTGCTGCATCTTTATTAGGATCTTGAGAAGGTTGAGTAACTGTCATCTTGTTCCTCCATCTTGAACTTCTATTTGAATACCTGCTAAGTTCCACGATGTTGACGTAGTTGTGCCATCATCTATTCTATAACTTACAAATCTGCCATTTAATCTTGAATCAGATTTATATGAACTAGCAACATTAAAAGTACCTGTAACAGTTGGACTAGTAAAATCTATTGTAGCTCCTGGACTATTACTTGCAATTGTTTTAACATTTAATGTACCAGTACCTTGTGTTAATAAAGCTATTGACTTAAAAGATTCTGTATAAAACTCAGGAGTTACTGATAAATTTTCACGCTCTAAATAAGAAGTATAAGGGTCATCACTATTATCTAATACTCTATGTGTATAACCTATATCCGCTGCTAAGATAGAAGAACCAGAATTACTTGTTCCTGATGTACATACTTGTGCAAGTACTGGAAATAATTTATCAAAGCTAACTGTGCTTGTAGTCCAAGGTCTTTCATTATTTCCTGAACCTTTAACAGGTGCGATAACTCCAGATACAACTCCATTTAAATCCCTTACTGTCCAATTGTTTAATCTATAATTATATATTAATGCTTCATTACAAACTGTACTAGCACCTTTAGGATAGTTAATCCATATTTCATCTTGCTGTTGATTACGTAATACAAATAGTTTATTAGCTTCTGCATTATTTAAATTATTATAAAAGTAATCTCGTACTCTTGTATCTGCTACTGATACTATATTACCAGGATTTCCT